AGCAACTGTTTGTAAACCGTTGTGATACACTTTGAAAGCAATACGCTGGCCACGAGCACCTACTGCTGCATTATCAACAACTTCTACTAAGTCATCTGTATGCAATACTGTGCCTACGCCATTGACAATTTTAACTGCCCAATCGTAAGTAGGCCACATTGAACTATCCAATTGAATAGCAGTGTCGCCAGACACTTGCACTGAACGAATTGCCCAGCTCTTTAATTTAAACCAAGCACGGCGGTAGCCATTGCTTAACTCAGAAACAACATCTTTTCCTGCATATCTACGGAATGAATAAGGACCTGGTACTGTTGATTGTGTTCCACTTGCATCAGTGTAAATTGCAGGCTTCTGAAGAGTGTGTTCAAATAAAATATTGTACACGCTATCCGCTGCTGTATTATCTGCAGATAACTGTGTAAACTGTGTTGGTAAAAAGTCAATGGTATAACCCGACTCATCGTCAAACTTTGTACCAGCTTTGATTTTGATAATGTTACTGTTGATAACAGTTGGCTTAAAAGCAGTCTTGTCGCTTAACTTAATACCGTCTCGAGCATACAATTCAAATAGCGGTTGTTGGATAGCAGTCTTACGGAATGTTGCTAATGTGGCAACACCGTTTTTCCAGTAATACTCTTTAAGGTAATGCGGGTCATCTGATGACGTTACATTAACAACAATAGCATCTCCATCTTTTGCAATTTCTTTAGTATATCCTACTGTTTTTGTTGCATCAGATCTAATGTTTAAGATTGAGTTAACGTTTGCGTCTTTTGTTAACCATAGAATACGCAATGCCGATAATAGCACTTTAGAAATTCTATATGTTATAACCCAATTAGTATTTGTTGGTGCGTTTTTAATCCACTCAATGCGGTTACCGTTTACTTTATAAACTGCATATTTTGGAGTACGGCCAGCTGTGGCGTCCTTGTCAAGGCTTGACAAGATATTGTTTAATTCCACAGTAGGAATTGAAGAAGCATTTAATGCAAATTTCAACTTGCCTTGAATTTCTGTTTGTACTGCAATGTCAACTGGACGATTCAATTTGGTCAATAATGACATGTATCGTGCGTTTAACGTAGTGGTATTTTTATCTACCAATGGCAAGTTAACAAAGTCGTCAATGCTTACGCTGGCTTCGTCGACCAAAAATGTAGTCCAGTTTCTGTAGTTTACGCCGTGATTATAAAGCTCAAGTGTATTTTCAAATTCAACAATTGGTCGAAGTGCTTGACTGTTGCTGTCTGCAATGTCGCTAAATTGAATACCCAAGAAGTCAACTGTTGTTTGAATAGCAGACTTGTGGAACCAGCAGTTTGTTCTGCTGTGTGCATTTTTGTTTTTTGCACCTGGTTCTTGTAAAATATATTGCTTGGGGTTAATACCTGGAATTGTGCCGTCCCATTCAGAACGGTCCCATGGTAACGCAGGTGCATCCCAACGAGCATTTGATAGTTTACTGTAAACTGTATTTGTAAATTGCGAGTGCAGGCCAAGTAATTGAATGCCTTCTTCGGAACCTACACCATACACTAACCAAGTACGTAATCTGGTTTCAGTATCTAATGTTATGTAATAATCTGGTACGTGAACGTGAACTGGCTTTAATGCATCAAAAGGAGTAATCCAAAAAATGTTATTTCCAGCAACGTAGTATTCAACGCCTTGTGTTAAAATAACACCGTCAACTGAAACTCCAATTAAACCTCGGTCGTAGTTAACGAACTCATACTCTAAGTTTAACTGGTCAGTGCCGTCGGTAAACAAGTCTAAATCTAAATCACCAGTGATGTCTGAATGATTTGGGTGCTGTTGGAATACTACTCGCATGCCGTTTTTTAACTCTAAGCTGCGGCCGTTATCTTGTACAGGCGATGTGTAATACTTTTTGCCAATGATGTCGCTTTGAATGCTCAACGAAGCATTATCGCCGCTATTTAAAAATACCACTGGCATACGACTATCAACCCAGTAATAGTTTGCCCAATTTAAAAACTTATCTGGATCAATTGGTAGATCTAAGATGCTAATTGCTTCAACAGTTTCATTTGTTCTGTCATTTAAGTTCCATGCCGACGCAATATCGTCTGCGGTTAACGTATTTGCATTGCCAATATTGTCAAATACTACTAAACCAGTTTCTAATTGTCTACGAGCCGTAGGGTGCGGCAAGTAATCCAAGCCGGTGAATTTTGTGTTATTACGGCCAACTGCATAGTTTAATGTTTCAATGGAACTTGGCTGAAACAAGTCTTCGACTACTGCACTTAAAACCTTTTTGTTTGGCTCTGTCCTAAAAATTGCTGGTAATAAGTCAGTGGTGCTGGGTGCAACACCTGTGTTTAAATCCTGGCCTGGGTATGTCTTACTGTATGGGTCTATTGGATTTAACTTTTTTGGATCTTTTGCCATCTCTTTGCCTTATTAATTTGAAACTACTTCAACGTCATTTACCGTTGCACTGCTAATAAAAATCTCATCGTCTTCACATGGGATTTGAAACAAGTCATTGCTTGTTAACTGTTTTTGCTTTGGCACTAGCACAATACTACTAATGACTCCACCTAACTGTTTATGTATCCAAGATGCCATGTCAGTGAAATAAAATGTTTCGCCAAATTCCCAGTTGTCAACAGAGAAGTATTGATTAATAGCACCAACAACTCGACTGCGAATTTCTGCGTCACTGATTCTTGTTGTTTCGCTCTTTGTAATACGGATAGTGACTTGATTTCTAATATCGGCTGTCTTACCAAATATAACTTTGTAATTCACAGGATGAAACACAATGCTATCACTGATGCTTTTATACGGAATAATAGAGCTCATTAGTTTTTCTAAACCATATGATGTCAATGTCACTGGCTTTGTTGTAGCGTCGGCTCCAGAGTTTACCCAGGCGCGATAAGCACTGTTATAATTTGATGTTAATACATACATGTCAACAATATTTGTAGTTGCTGCGTCAACGCGGTTATCTCGTAGTGGTACGTGTGTATTTTGTACGCGCAGATCTTTACGCCCAGGCATGACTACGCCAGTGGTGTCAGACGGCTTTAATGTGTATTGACCTTTGGTATCGACAAATTGTACTTTTTTAAGTTGTAAATTGCCGGTAATCAGTTTGCTGATTACGTCAGGATCATTTGGCGCTAAATTTTCACTTAGGCCCGGAAGCAATAGCATGACTCTGGACGAGTCATATCGTCCGTCATCTAACTTAAAGTAGTCGGCAACATCCAATGTTAGTTCGTTTTCCAAACCATTTTGTGTTAGGAATTTAATTGTATCTTTTAGAGCTCGCTTAGATGCTGAGTCAACAGTTTGTCCAAAGCGTTGATTTTGAAACGTCAATTGATCTACACTGCCAAACACTGTTTGATCATTTCGAGAAAACAATGTCCATTGGCTTGTTGTAGAGTCGTACTCTAATCGAACTAACCAAGACGCACCTGAATTTTCATTTGCATCTGTTGGCACAACAAAGTTGCCCGCAGTTTCAACAGAGTCGGCAGGAATAATTTTCCAACGGTTTTGCTGAGTCGCAGTGTTGGCATACTTTAAACCAAAGCTACGGCCTGCGCGAATCTCCCGGAGAATTTCTTGTTGTTCAGTTGGCGTAAACATTGTACGCAATGCCGGGAACCACGATTCAATTGCAATAGTTGGCAATATCGAATTAACAAATAGCGAGCCTTGGCCATTGGCACGTAAGCCGGTATTGTCGCCAGTGTTATCACTAACACCTAAACCTTCGCGGTAAACGTCTAGCACACGAGTCCATACTCCGTTTGCAGTTTTTACCAGAGTATTTTTACCAATTGTTCTAAACTTTAAATCAGGACTCCCACGGCCAACACGTAATGGGCTATTGTTGGAAGTTATTGAAAAATAGCCAGTTGTTGTTGCGTTGCCCGAGCTTACTGTTACCCACTTTAAATTTGTACCAACTGTTGGCTTAATTGGACTATATTTTTTATAGTATAGCTGTGCCAACTGTCTGTTTAATAAACTGTTTTCAACCCATGACAATAACTCTTGGGCTCCAATGACTGCGTCTCTTGAATCTTCAGTTACTACTTCAGTTTCGTATACAAAGCCATCATCGGCAAAAGTGATAACTGGACGGTATGTACCTGTTGGATCCGACAAGTCTGCATAAACACTTTGGCCAGCATGTGTTCTGTTGACTGCTTTGATCTTGTCTACTCCGCTCACTTTGCCTTCAGGATAGATGTTATAGTCACTGGCAGTGATCATACGGTCCTGGCTTGCGCTGGTACGACTTGCACGATTCTTAATTTGCTCCAGTGTTTCTCCAGCAGTGCTTGATGCTGCTGTTGTCAGCTCAAGTGTAACTGTTAAGTCTTGTTCTGTAAATGTACTGTCAACAAAACGAATTGACATTTCTAAACCTGCTACATCATTGCCAGAAATTGTCAGCGTTTCATTTGCGCTTTCGCGATACCAAACACGAATGTTACCTGTGGGAATGTCTGCAAAAACGTCATCGCCAAATTTTAATGACACAGAATCGTTTTCTCGAGTAATAACTTCGTATACCTTTCTTACGTCTTTAGACACTGCGTTGAACACAATGTTCTTGTTGTTTGTATTGGGAACAGGAGTCCATTCGTACAATACTTTACCGTCTGAATCAACACTTTGTACCCACACGTCTGTTTCATTTATGTTGCTGCCTTGTAAATCAATAACACGATTTTCTACTCGTGTGTTTAATACAAAATCTTCAAACTTCAATGAACCTTGTTTGAACATAAAAAACCAGCCATTGGTAGTAGAACCGTAACCAGTGCCGTCATTGTTAAACAGTACAGTTTGGCGTCCATAAGGATTTGGTGTGTTTTCTGTTGCAAGCTCTGTGGCAGTGTCAATTGTAACAGGAACGATCTCACATGGATAGCTGTTGTTGTTTCGTGCTGTTAGGCTAAATGACTCTACCATTGTTCGTGTGTCTGGTTGGTCAAGTTCGTATAATTGACGAGACACACCGTTTGTAGAAATTGAGCTTACTGGACGGCCAATTGGATTAGATTTGTTTAGTGCTTGATTTAGAATTAAAGAAAACTGTTCATTGAAGTCTAAGTTTAGCGGGTCTGCCCACACAATAGTTTTGCCGGCTAAGTTTGTACCTTTGCTGTCATATAATTCTTGTGTAGTTGTTACAGAAGTAATCTTTAAGAAGCCCGTGGCTGCACCGTTACGGAATGACTTATAGCCAAGTTGACGAGCAATGCTTAATACATTGCCGCGCACTTCTGCTGTTTCTAAAAATGTTTCACGCAAGTTCAAGTCACTGCGGAATGCCAAGTTTTGTCCCATAAAAGACATCAAGTCAACTAGTGCAACGTATTCGCTTGAGCTGATAAAGTCGTTAAAGTCTTCGGGATAATTTAATTGGATGTAATTTAGTAAAGCAGTTCTTAGGCTTTCAAAGTCATATGCTTTGAAGTCTGCGTTTACCAGATAACGATAATTGTTTAGCCAGCCTTCGGCTGCATTTAATTGTCCCAAGCGTCTAGTTTGGCTCATAATGTATTCGTTCCTTTATCGTATACCAATGGTAATACTACTGTTTCGTTTGATGGCAAATATGTCACTGTAACTTCAATGTTAAGTGCATTGGGGCCTTCGCTAATTTCTACACTTTGCAGTAACCAACGTGGATCATTTTTAATAATCGAACGCACATCCGAGTCAATTAAATTGATTGTGCGACTGTCCAATGGCTCAAAAAGCATGTCCCATACTATGCTGCCAAATTCTGGCATCATAATACGCTCGCCTTTGCGAGTGTTAAAATGATTTAATAAGTCTTGTTTTGCAAGGGCAAGATCGTAAAGCACTGGACTTAAAAAACTAGTTCCAATTGAGCTGTATCCGCGAAATTTTGATGTGTAAATTGGCATACACCTATTTACCAAGTTTTATTAAGCTGGGTTATATCTTAAGCCTTAGACGGTGCACCAGGTGGATAATTGGTTCCAATGTGAGGCACTCCGTACTTGTCTCGTAATTGGGTCACCGTTAGATTGCTACCAAACGGCACATTACCAGTATTTAGATAATAACTTCGCTCCCATTGGGCCGATTGTTGTGCTGTTGGCTTTGTATAAGCCGCTTCGCTTTTACGGCCAGTCACTGGACCGTTGCCAAGTGATCTTGCCCAAGGGGTGTCAGGATTGCGAGCTTTATTATTTTTAACCGCTGCTTCGTCTGCTTTAATACCAGATTTCATTTGTTTCAACGGATCGGCAGATTTTGCATCTCCGTTCATTTTCCCGGTCATTGCATACGCTGCTTCGTTGTTTTTTTGGTTAGAGCTATTAGAATATCTGCTATTGCTCCATATTTTTGCAATATCTGCATTAGTTGGTTTGCCGTCGGCACTTCTGACTCCACTTGCAACCAATTCACGTGCCATATTATTGGCTGCGCCTGGATTACCGTATGCTGCAATAATAAGTGCGTCAATTTGAGATTGTGTAATACACACTTCTTTGCCAGCTCCGGCTTTTTCTTTTGATAACGTACCAACAACAGCTGGGGTCACATGACGGTCAATGATTTGTCGTGTGATTAGTCTTGCTTCAGCTTCGCTTGGGCCTGCAAGCAGAGCTTGTTTTAAATTTGTATCAATTTTGCTTGCAGGATTATCTGGCCCAAAAATATCAACACGAGTTCCGTAACCGTTTGAGTATCCTTGGAAGTCTGAATACATCATGCCGCGATATGCTTCGCGACTTAACAATACTGCAAAGCCTTCGTCGCTTAACTTATTTTGTGTTACGTCTGGTACGCAAGCAATGGCATCCGTTGTTTCTGGTGCTGGCTTGTCTTCGTAGCTTTCTGGGGCAGGGCTGATTGTTGGATCGTCAATTGGTGCAGATCCTGGAACTACGGTAGGCTGTTCTCCACCTTTACTAGCGTGGCCACCGTAGGGTTCAGCTTCGGGCACACGGCCGGCAATACTTTTACCTACTGTGGTATTTGATACCAAGCTATTAGACTTTGGCAATGCAGCACGTTCTGCTTCGGGACCATTCAAATCAATACGCTGACCTGTCATTTTAAACTGACTGTCAGCAAGAATGTTCATGTTTTGTCCCGTGCTTAACTTCATGCCGGTTGTACCAGTTACGTTAAACACTTCACACGCTTCTAATTCAAAATTGTTTGCTGCGGCTGCATTGATGTTGTTGCCAGCATCCATGTTGATGTTGTTGCCAGCACGAAGGTTGATACTGCCTTCTGCGTTTACAGAGTAGTCGCCAGCAGCATATACGTCCACGTTGCCTTCTTTGTCTAACTGCATCCACGCATTACCTGTTGCGTTGATAAAATAGATAAAGCCTTCGTCGTTGTCCATGATAAAAGTATTACCAGAGGCAGTGCGTAATCTGATTTGGCCGTTTTTGCAACCTTCACCATCATCCATTACAAACTGATGCTGGCCAGGTGTCAAGATGCCGTAAGTTAAACCAGTGTGCTTTTCTTTGTTTCTAAAAGGGCCACCACTGATGTGTCCGCGGCGCAGATCCTTTTCTAAACCTTGGCGCCTAATGACGTTGTTTAGTGGATGAGAAGGTCTACGTGTAGAATCAGGATCTACTGTATTAAATCTGTTGCGTTCGGCCAATGGGGCAGTTTCGCCGTTGTGAGTTGTGCCCGACGCAACTGCCGGTATTGCATGTGTATGCCCATCGTGCGGCAAGCATGCCCACCAAATACCTTGGTGTAATTCGCCATTGATAAAACTGCAAATAACTTGCACGTTTTTATCAGGTGGTACCATCCACATTCCATAACTTTGATTTGTTTGTGCGTACTTTGTTGCATCCGTGGCCTGCGACTCATCTTTGGTATTTGTTGCTCCAGCAAAAGGAGGGCAGTATCTTACAGTAAACCAGCTTTGTGAATTTGTTTCTGTGGCTGCACTTAGTTGTGGAATCCAAACACGAAGTCGTCCTAAACCTTCAGGATCAATATTGTCTTTAACTTTGCCAATGAAGACGCCGTGCATCTTACTGCCGGCTGCACCTGTTCCACCACTTGTATTTCCGCCGTTTGAATTTACTTTCATATTAATATCCAGTTACATTGCCCATTGCGTCAACGCCGGCATTATTTGGTCCTGTTGCTGCTGCACTACCAGGAGTTGATGATCCACTTGCCTGAGTCGGGGCTTTACCTGTCCACGGATTTGATAAAGTCTCTCTTGCACATTCTAAATTAGATGTAAACTTGCCTTTGACAAACTTGTTTGTTAATCTCATAGTGTAATAAACGCCACTGATAGCATCAGACTGACGTAGTTGCATTGTGTCTGCTGTATTGTTATTTGTTGCAGAAGGGATTTGAGCTTCAAAGTAGATAAACGGCAACCAAGTATGTGTTGCAGTCTTCTTTCGCTTTTCTGCCATTTGGTCTTCTGTTAATTGTTCTTTTTCATATTCCCATACATCTTCTTCCCATGGTGGGTTACCAGGTGTTCCGGGAATTTGCATTAGCCAATATGGGTCGCCAACGACTTCAAGATCCAATTTAATCATTTCGCCGCTGCCTGACAAGTTAGCACCAATTTGTCGATACACACTATATTCGTTGGCATTTTCTGCGGCCAATGCACCTTGCTGGCTTTGTTGGGCAACACCAGTATTCATATGATAAAATTGTGGCATGTGCGGATACCAACCTGGCTTAGGATCAATTTTGCCAGTGGCAGTATTAAACTCTGCGTCTTCGGCATACGTTGCTGCTACACGTTGCTGTTCTGTTCCAACAGTCTTGGCATCATCACACTTGATAGATTTAGGGCCAGCTGCTGGTGTTTTTTCTTTGGCTGTGGCCGCTGTACCAACAGGTGCAATTGGCTTGCCGCTTTCTGCACTGACCCATAGTGGACGAATATTACGCCACATGTAATCAAGCTTCAAACTTGTGTTTATAACTTCAGAGTTTTCGCCGGTGTAGATCCACTTATAGACTTTTCTCAACAAACCTTTTTTAATCCAATTGTCTACACGTTTGTTGCGCTCAGCAGGATCTTGTGCATCCTTGTATTCCTGCGGACTAATAATGTTTCGCGGATCTTCTTTTGTTGTAACAAAGAAGTGAATCTCTTTTGCAGAACTTCCTAACTTGGGATCAAATGCATAAGACTTGTTTTCTTCTACATCTTTGGAGCCGGGAATTACAACAACATTTCGAGGAACGTACTCTAGCTTGCCAGGCTTAGTGTCGGGACTGTTGTAGTCTTTCTTTTCTGGGATGCGGTGCAAGTGCTTTAGCATGTCTTCGCTGTTGGCAATGGCACCTAGGATAAACGTCTGAATACTTTGGCCGGGTTTGCCTTGTATTTCGCCGCGACCAATTAGCCAGCTAAATGTTTGACGTGACCAAAAGCCACTCTTTACTTTTAAGTTTGCAATGTCCTTGTGTGCAGTAATAACGTACTTGTGCGGTATGCAACGGATGCCCGCATCAACGTGTTCTTTTTCACGCTTGTTAAGTGCGTCAGCCAACTCTTTGCAAAAACTTCCAATGGTCTCTGGAGAGCCTACCATTCTAAAGCCTTCTTCTAAGTTAGTGTAATCTGTGTTTAGTGCTTGACCTGCTGCTACAACAAATTCAAAATCGTAAGTGCTGCCTTTGTAATCAAGCTGCATGTTAAGTTGATTCAATCTAATATACCAACGATAGATCAAGTCTTCGCCTTCCCAGCCCTTGCATACTTCCGGCATGTCAGAGTCTGTATTGAATCCTGTAAAGGAAATTTCAAATAGATAAACGCCGTCATTGCTTTTATAACCCAAGTCCATTGCTGCAAGACTTAGCTGTTCAATAAAGCGTCCGCCCAATGGCTCTACTACTTTGCCTTTAAAGTTAATTGGTAGTTGTGTTACATAGTTGCCAGTCTTATTGCCTGCACCAACACACTCCATTGTTAGTTCTTCGAGATACACTGTGCCAGCGCCACCTGTTTCCCAAATTACAGTTCCCTTTTTGTAATCATAACTTCTGTCAAGACGAGACTTTGTTGCTTCAGCAGCAGGCATCATTGTTAGTCTGGTGTTGTAAGTTACGTTGCGATAATTTTGTAACGGGTTATAATGAATTTCAGGTAAGCCAATGTTGTCGTTGTATGTTGGTTTTTCTGTTGCCATTAGACTACTCCAGCGATATCTGCTTTGCTCAATACACGAAGTACCATGCCAGTTTTTAAATCTCTAATTGGGTCACGAAGTTGATTACGATTGATTAGCGCAATCACCCACCAATAACTGCTATTGCCGTAAAGTGAATAGCTCAGTAAGTCTGGGCGGTGTTGGTACTTTGGTCCCACGACAATTGTTTCTGTAGTTTTGCCATTGACAATGTCTGCGGCTGTTGGCAACTTGGCCAGGTCAAGATAAAAGTCTGTAATTGGCGTATTGGCGTATTGATTCTTTCCAGTGGTTGCCATTTTAAATGTATCCGTTTCCTAATAATTTGCCAGTGTAGAAATTTTCTAAGGTGTATTCCTTAACTGCTTCTACTGCATTGATTTGAACAATCAAACTAACACTCATTTCAAACAGTACTGGCACTGATTGCTGACCATTGAACATAGGTACAGTAATATAATCAACATCATTTGGATAGTCGTATTGAAATGTCTTTACAACCACCGGTGTGTTGCTGTATAAGCCGTGAGCATTTAGTCGTCCAATTGGAGGAGGTGTTCCTTTATTTTTGTCTTCGCGGCCGTAAAACATACTTGTCGCTGAGCGAAGCAAATGAATTGCATTTAGTGTAGCTTGTGCTTCTTGGGTTGTGCGGCTAATCCACGGACCTGAAATAGTAACAACAGGTGTTGAGCGATTACCAAATGCACTTGGCTGATAGTTAGTGTGTTGCAATTCCCAAGTGCTGTAATTTACTTCAATGCTTTGTGAAATTTTAGGAGTTGTTGGCCAAGTTAAGATGTGTTGCTGACCTGGTTCCTTATAAGTTGATGAACGTGGGTCACTTGAAGCGTTCTTTCGACCACTTTCGACTGTGGTTCCCATTTCTGCAAACGCTTTGAATTCGATGGTGACTCGATTATCTAAATTTGCCACGGCTTATCCTAACTTGGCATCAAAGATGCGTTTGATCTTGTCAACTAATGCACCACCGTTGGGGTATAGTTCGTGTAAAATTGCCACACGGCCTTCATCGACGGCGGCTTTGTACAAGTTTCTAATTTGACTTGCACTGTTGATTGTTTGACCAGCTATGCTGAACTGTACGTCACGTACAGGGTATATGTAAGCATGGCCGGCACGAGTACCATCAGCATTTTTTGCATTGCTAAATGGCTGTAAATTTTTGCCAGTGTATGGCTGGAAATAACTTGGGCTTCCATCTTTTAGCGGTTTAAATGCAAAGCGAGGATCTTCGGCCATGTCCTTTTGGCCTACGCCAAAGACCATAATGTCCTTGTTTGGATCAAGACTCAATTTAGAAGGCAAGTTGACAGGTGCGTATGGCACTGTTTCTTCTACAATGTTCTTTTTTGGTACGCCAGCGGCTTGCATCATAACAGCCTTTTCAGCAAAAGTAAACGGACTCTTTTCTGGCTCTACTTTGCCACTAGAAGTGATGTAAGTATTGTTGATACCAAACTTGCCAGCAAGTTCACGAAACACTTCAGCATGTCCATGATGAAACGGATGGAAACGGCCGGCGTACACTGCAACAATGCGGGAATTTAGCTCATTGATCTTCATTAAAAGTTTCTCCATACCTATTTACCGTTTTGATAAAGTAGGGATATTACCGTTGGTGAACAGTCTCGGATATTTTGGTCTTGGGTTACTCATTGAGTGAGTTTACCTCTTAGTTTAGCTCTGGTTTCTTTCGAGGTGATTTAGGTTTACGCATCTTGGCTCGCGTCTCTTCTGATTTAGGTTTACCAATTTGAGCAGCGGATATTCTTAATTTGGTTTCTTCTGAGACGATTCTACCTTTGGCAGCAGTAGACATTTTAGCTTTGGCCTCTTCTGAGGGAGTTTTGCCCTTGTTAGCAGCGGATATTCTTGATTTGGTTTCTTCCGAACGAGTTTTGCCCTTGTTAGCGGCGGATATTCTTGATTTGGTTTCTGCTGAGACTATTCTACCTCTCATGTTAGCTATGGC